CGTAGTAAAATGATTTTGATCCATAGCGATTCTCCTTTGTGGTTGTGTTTTTTGTGCAACTACATTTTACCACAAGGGTTCGCTATGGATTTTTAAGTGTTCAACTTAATTATACAATCCGCCTTTAAAAATCGAAAAGCTATTTCTAAATATAAAGAATAGAAATACAGAGGGGTTGTGCAGTACAGATATACAGCGGGAGATTCGTTCATGACCTGCATGGACATTCCCGGGATTCAAATCAATAAGACTCCAAATTAAATGATCAGCTGATAGATACAGGTGATTATTTAATTTGGAGTCATTATAAAAAATAGAATTGGTTGTTGTATTTGTAGTATCCAAATAGAGGAAATAGATCCTCAGCCAGTTTTCAGTAATACAATACCAAAAAGAACATATGAGAGGGGTAAAAGCATTACGAGAGAGACCTGGCTGTTTTAGGGAGAATTTGTAGGTTCCGATAATTTAATGTTAAAAAAGTATGCCGATAAAATCTAGCTAAATCGGCTCTTTGTAGTCCAAATGGTAGGCAGAGAAATTGACTGCCTACCATTTTTTGATTTTAATTAAGAATCGTTTTAAAAGGATACTTTTCACCAAAAGTATGCTAAAAAGGGAGACTTTTGTGTAAAAGTCTCCCAAAGAACTAAAGTATATCCTCCATCTTGTCCGCCGCCTGCCTCGCCTCGTCCTTTGTGACGTTGTAGTAGATGTTGGCCGTCGTGGCAAGGCTTGAGTGTCCCAATCGCTTTGCTACGTACTCAAGGGTAAACTGGCCGGACGCCAGGAGCCTCGTGGCGTGGGTGTGCCGGAAGGTGTGGAAGGAATGGCCGCCGAAGTGTGCCTTGCAGTACTTCTCAAAGGCCCGGATGTCGTTGGCAGTCATCTGGCTCCCATCCTCTCTTGTGCAGACGTAGGGGGAAGGGGTGTAGTATGAGCCCCAGGCCTCGGCATTGGCCTCCTGCCAGTGTTTTTGCTTGATAATGTCTGTCATCAGCTTTTGCCCGAAGCTGACCTGCCTGTAGCTCCCTTTGGTCTTTGGGGCGTTTGCCGCATCGCCGTATAGTGTCTTGCTTACTGTAATAGAGCGGCCGAAAAGGTCGATGTCGGACCACTTGAGCGCCAGCACCTCTCCTATGCGCATGCCTGTATAGTATGCAATCCGGATGGGGATGTAAAGTTTGCTACCCTCGCAGTAAAAATCAAAAATATCCTTAATCTCGTCCGGTGTAAAAACCCCCGGGGAAGTGGGCGCCTCATCAAATCGGGGAAGGGAGACGTTAGCGGCCGGATTGACTGTTAAGTACTCCCGATTGGCCACCGCCCACTTCCCCGCGCTCCGCAGGATGGAGAGGAGGACCTTAACCGTAGACTTTGCAGATCCTTTATCTTTAAGGCCTATGAGCCAATCCTGCAGCTCCCGGGTGCGGATGTCACGGAGACGCCTTGCGCCAAAGGCAGGATTGATGTGATTGGCAGTAAGGCCTTTATACAGATTGTAGGTGGCGGGCTTGCTGTTGACTTTGACCTGCTTCTCCAGCCATTCGGCCATAAAGTCACCTACCGTGATGTCCGGCGGCTTGACGTAGCGGCCGGTCTCATCCTTCTGGCGGATGTGAGCCCTAAAGGTCCTCTCCGCCTCCTCTTTGGTCAGGCCGCCGTACTCTTCGTGGCGATGGCGCACGCCGTCAGAGCCATAGTAGGAGACGATGAAAAACCATTTTTTCCCACGCTTAACAAAAGTAGCCATAATAAAGCTCCTTCGTGCTATAATGTGGATGGATAAGGTCATCCCCCGCATCCCTTGAGCTCTCTCTTTCCCCGGGGATGCAAAGGCGTTATCCTCCCTCGCCGGTGCTTAAGTAGCGATTAAGCACCGGCTTTTAAATTGCAAAAACTACTTTTTAACAAAAATGATATGGTTGTCTTTCTCGACCTGTTTAGCATTCTCAAAAGTGGCAAGAGCACACTGCAAAGATATCTTTTCAATCTTGCCTTCCTGGGACGCATTCGCGGTAAGGACGGTCACGCCGTCGGAAACGCGGATAGTGCGAAGAGTGGTGGTAATCATTCCCTCAACCGTTGTGTGAAAGAAGCCAGGCCTGTGGAAACTGTCCAGATTGCTGTTCATGTAATTTACATAATCAGCGCCTACAGCTTTACCCATGCCGACAAGCCAATCTGCAGAAGGAGTGCCCATCATTGGATGGTCTGCAATATAATTGTCTGCCTTGGTCCGAAAATCCGGATCCAGACGGCAGCCGGAATAGGTTACAAAGCTCTCCGTAGCTTTATGCAGCTCATCCACCTGCTCCTGGTGGATAATCCCCATAGAAAATCCATTGCCCCCAAACAGCGTCACCATCACCGGCGCCGACTGGGGCACTGGAGTAACAGCGGCCCTCGCATAGGCAGGAGCCAGCAGGGCGAGAAGCACTGCGGATAAAAACAAAAGAATCTTTTTCATAATCTTTACCTCCTTTAAGGTAATAACTTAATAACTGCGGCGCACCTCCTTTACCTTACCAATGACCCGGACAGGGAGCTCCTCCACCTGCCGTACATTGTAAAAGTGCGGCGGGTAAACCGTAGCATTGAAACCAATGAGAGTTATGCCCTGGTCACTCTTAATAACCTTTTTGACCGTGGCCTCATCACCATTGACCAAGACAATGCATATATCACCGCTGTCAAAGTAGTCCTGTTTGTGCACTATAACAAGGTCACCCTCGCGCATCTCAGGCTCCATGCTGGCCCCGGTAACGTGAAGGGCATAATAACTGCCATCAGCAGCGGCAGGATTGGTGACGCGGATGTAGTCGGTAATGTTTTCGATAGCGTCGATAGGGGTACCGGCCACGACCTTGCCTACTATGGGGATGCTGTAGACCTTTAAATTTGCATCCAGCTCCTCCACGGCGTCAGAGAATAAAAATTTAGGCTCTACATGCAGGGCAAGTGACAGCTTCAAGAGATTCTTCTGCTTTGCTATGTAACCGCCAGAAAGATAGCGGGAAATAGTAGATTTTGAAATGCCAGTCTTTTCAGACAATTCAGTGGCAGTTATTCCCTCTTTTTCCATGGCTTGCCTCAGTTTATCGCCAAAAGTATTCATATAAAAGTCAGCTCCTTTCGTTCTCTTCTACTCTTATTATAGGCGTCAATTTGTCAACTAGCAAATATTTTTTGCAAATCATAAAAAATCTATTGCTTTTTCGCAAAGATAGACTATAATAGAAATATAGCAATTTGCTAATTAGCAAAAAGGAGGTGACATCATGGAATTTGATTACAGCGCTCTGCGCGGAAAAATCCGAGAACAGTTTGGCACAGAAGGAAACTTTGCCAATGCTATTGGCATGAATCCATCCACACTTAGTCAGAAATTATCGAACAAGCTGGAATTTTCTCAGCAGGACATTATGGACTGCCTGAAAGCCCTGCACATGGGAAGCGATTTTATTACGCCCTATTTTTTTACTCTGAAAGTTGCTAAATGGCAAAAGGAGGCCCGCAATGAATAAAGGTCTTCTAACGACAAAAGAGGCCGCCCAATATCTCTCCATCTCCACCAAGACGCTTCTGTGGCTCAGGGAGAAGGGGACCATCAAAGCGGTCAGATTAGGAGCCCAGTATCGTTTCCGGCCGGAAACGCTGGATGCGCTGATTCAAAAGTATGAAAAGACTGGGAGGAACCTCAGTTATGAATGACAAAGAACTGAAAGACAGAGCCAAAGAGCTCCTTTACGAAGCCGAACGCAGGAGGGTTCGGGTTATCAAAGCCGTCAAGAAATATGAACATCGCTTTTATGACAAAAACGGTTACCTGGATGAAGATGAAATGAACGACTGGAAGAGTAAAGAACTCTACCTCATCGACCTCAGCAATGAGAGGGACACCGTTTTCAATACCATTGTCCGTCTCGGCATCCTGAACCCGCAAGATGCGGCAGCTGTAGTCAGCGTTGCCGGAAAGGAGCGCCTTCTAAATGAAATCAGAACTCAGCACTAAAGAAATCACTGCTCTCCGAAATGAGCTCCAGGACCTTCTGGAGAGTGCCTACGCCGCGGGGAGCGATGAGGAGGAAGAATCATGAAGCCCTTGATTAAACGCATCCGCTGGACACGCATTGGCTGTATCCTCTGCGCCGCCTTTGCCGCCGGTGCCGTAGGCTACGGTTATTACCGTGACACCACGAAAACCCAGTTGGTTGAGTACCGGAAAACAGTAGAGGCCGGTGACACTCTCTGGGGCATCGTCGGCCAGGTGGCCACCAACAGAGAAGACATGAGCCGCCTCACATGGCAAGTGGCCCAGGACAATAAGATAACAGACCCCGGCAATCTCCAGCCCGGTACAGAGCTGGTGATTAGAGTCAAAAAGGCCAGGGAATTATGACGCAGGGCAAGAGAGAGCTGTCCGTTGACAGCTATTACATCATCCGTCAAAACATGGACGCCATTATCGACACCATTCTTTACGCCGCAAGGCAAAGATATGGCGACCGGTCCATGCGTCGTGTCAGTACAAAAGCCGGACTGTCAATCGATGCCCTGTCTCACGCCAATACACGCCGACGGATTCCCCTCGAGCATCTGATTCTATTCTGCCACGCTCTAGGGCTGGAAATCGTTCTGCAGGAACGAGAAGGGGGGTGAAGAAAATGGAAACCAAGACTGACTGCACGCACTGCCCCTTCGAGAAAGTGTGCCCCATGGCAGAAAAGCACCAGCGCCTGACATTTGATGAAGGTGGAATTGGGCTCTGTCCGAAGCTCCCGGAAATGAATCTTCTCCGGTGCCGGAATTGCCTGTTTTGCTACAAAGCCAAAAGCATTGGAGGCTCCGGCGAATATGCCCTGGAAAACGGACATCCCATTTACACCTGCGCGGCAATGCATTACGGCCGCATGAGACCGGACGGGAAAATCCCGGCGACCACGCCGAGGGACTGCCCCATCAAAGAAGCAAAGAAAAAGCCTATGAAAGGAGGTGATGAAAATGATTAACAGTGATTTAGTCCAACGTAGGCTCTGCAAGCTGGGCTGGACGGACAGAGACTTTGCCCGAAAGACAGGCATCACTTACAACCGGCTCATGGAAATCATCTGGAACATGGGCACGCCCTGCGCGGACATTACCTCCCACAGAATTGCTGATGCTCTACACGTCCTCCACGAGGATCTTACCGGCGGCAAACCTATACCCTACGTCGAGCGTTACCGCAACACGCGGCCCGTCGACGCCAAAGCTCTACTAAGGCTCTTGGACGCTAAAGGGATGACGCACAAGGACCTGGCTCTCAGCTGCAGGGCTTCACAGGCCAGCATCAGCGCCATCTTTACCGGCCACGCGCACCCATCGGCAAATCTGCTTCTCAAGATTGCCTGGGCGCTTGAAGTGCCGCCGGAAAGGATTATGCAAACAAAAAGGCCCACCGGTAAAAGCCGGAAGGCCAAGGATTCACTTCCCCCGAAATGAACCTCATTTTTATTATCTCATTTTTTCCGAAAGAAAGGAAGAAAAAACTATGGAAATCAAATTTAACGGAACCCCAGGAGAAGTCCTGCTGGAAGTCTCTGACTTTCTAGAACTGGAAGCACCGAAACAGAACCTCACCCCTGCTGCTGCAAAGGCAGTAGCCGAAGTGGTGATTGACACAGTAAAGAAGGAAGCCAAGGCAAAGATTGAAAAGCAGGCCGCAAAGAAAGAAGCGCCTGCACCGGCTCCGAAGAAAGAAGAACCGAAACCCGCTGAAGCCGACATGAAACCGACACCTGCGCCGGCTCCAAAGAAGGAAGAACCGAAACAGGCAGAAGAAAAGAAGATCTCACCGGCGGACCTCCGCACCATGTGCGCCGCTTACTGCCAGAAGGTGCCCGACGGCAAGGCCCGCATCAAACAGTGGCTCCAGGACAAGTGTCTCAAAAAGGTCTCTGACATCCCGGAAGCTGACCTGGCTGAATTCAAAGCCCTGGTAAGCGCCTAATGGGGAGCCATGCAGTACTGTCCGCCAGCGCCTCCGCCCGGTGGCTTAAATGCTCACCATCTGCCAGATGGGAGCTCAAGTTTCCGGACAAGTCTTCCCCCTACGCCGCTGAGGGGACAGAAGCCCATGCGCTGGCGGAAAAAACGCTAAAGGATTTCAGGGCCGGCGGCCGCCCTGAGGTAGTCTCCGACAATTCGGAGATGCGGGAAGCCATCCAATCTTATGTGGACACGGTGGTGGAGAAGTACACCGAGGCAAGGCAGGCCAGCCCGGATGCGCGCCTTCTAGTTGAGCAGCACTTGGATTTTTCTAAGTATGTGCCGCAAGGCTTCGGGACTGGGGACTGTCTCATCATCTCCGACAAGATTCTGGAGGTGTGCGACCTTAAGTATGGCAAAGGGGTAGAAGTCTCCGCTAAAGGCAACAGCCAGATGAGACTTTACGCCCTGGGCGCCATCGAGGCGCAGGAGATGTTCTGGGGCTTTGACAAGGTCCGTATGACCATTATCCAGCCGCGCATTGGCAACGTGTCCTCTGAGGAGCTCTCCGTGGAGGACCTCAAAGCGTGGGGTAGGGTAGTCCACCAAAGGGCGCTCCTTGCCTTCGAAGGCAAAGGCTCCCTGGTGGCCGGTGACCATTGCCGCTTCTGCCGGTGCCGAACGGTCTGCAGGGCCTACGCTGACTACATGACGGAGCCCCTCAAGGAAGCATTCAAGCCGCCCGCAGAGCTTCAGCCGGATGAAGTGGCCGACATCGTTCTCAAAGCTAAACGCATCAAAGGCTGGCTCGAGGACATCGAGACCTACGCCCTCATGCAGGCACTGGACGGCAGGAAACTTCCAGGCCTCAAACTGGTGGCAGGCCGCTCCGTCAGAAAGATTACCAACCCCGACGTAGCTGCAGGACGGCTTCTGGAAGCAGGTTACAAGCCTGAGGAGATTTATAAGCCGCAGACTCTCCAGACTTTGACGGAGCTCAAAAAACTCTGCGGCGCCAAGAAGCTGGACACACTGCTTGATGGCATCGTAGAGACCGGCAAACGGAGCCCCGCCCTGGTGCCCGAGTCCGATAAACGGCCCGCACTGGAGACCGACCCGGACAGATTGAAAAATGTATTTGAAAAAGGAGAAGAATAATTATGCTAAGAGATAACGAAATTTTAACCGGCGTTGTACGCCTTTCCTACGCTAACATCTGGGAGCCAAAAGCCCCGATGAACGGAGGCAAGCCTGTGTACTCTGCATCCCTCATCATCAGCAAGGACGATGACAAGACAATCAGAGCCATCAAGAGCAAGATTAAAGCTCTCCTGCAGGATCCTAAAGTCATCCAGAAGCTGGGCGGCCCGTCCAAGGTCCACAGCAACGGCCTCCGCATCCCGCTCAGAGATGGGGACGAAGACAGGCCACAGGATGAGGCCTATGCAAACAGCCTCTTTATCAACTGCAAAGCGCAGGAAACCAATCCGCCAAAAATCTTCGACCGCCACGGGAATGAGATTCTGGACAAAGCAGAAGTATTCTCAGGATGTTATGTTCGGGCAATCCTCCAGTTTTATGGCTACAACCATTCCGGAAATTTCGGCATCGGCGTAGGACTGGCGGCCATTCAGAAGTGGAAGGACGGCGAAGCCCTGGGCGGCGTTAGCGTTTCTGCTTCCGACTTTGACGATGGATTCTCTGACGGCTCTGCAGACGACACCGCCGCTGCTGATGACCTTTTCTGAGGGATGTAAAAAATGAAACTGCAAGACCTTCTTTTCGTACTGAAAAACAATCCAGAAATACTCATTTACTTTTATCCACACGGTTACGAAAGCCGCGGAAGCGCCATTTTCCGAGGGCCTTTAACACAGCTCCCCTATGTGCGCGTTGAAAAATTTCTGAATCACGACGTAGAGGAAGTCGTTCACTTCGAAGACTACCTGAAAATTACCTTAAAAGCTTAGTAAGCAAAGGGAGGATAACATTATGACTACCAATGAAATTATCAGCAAAATCTACAATGACCAGCTGGAAAAAAAGCTGTCAAAAAAGGCCATCTCTTTGGTCATCGCCAACTTTATTGACTACATGCGGAAAGACCTTGCCAAAGGCAACCGGGTAGCCCTTGTAGGCCTTGGCAGCTTTACGGAAGTCGAAAAGCCGGAAATGGTGAAGCGGCTCCCCAATGGCACCAGCATCAAGGTCCCCGCGCACAAGGCGGCTAAATTTAAGGCCTCCAAAATGCTCAAAGACGCCTTAAACAGCGGGGAGTAAGCCATGACCCCCGTGGCAACACTGGGGATAGACCTGGAGACGTTCAGCAGCAACGATATCAAGTACGGCGTCTACAAATACGTAGACGCGCCCGACTTTGAAATCCTTCTCTGCGGGTTTGCTTTCGACGACGAGCCCGTGGAGGTGCTGGACCTCACAAAGACAGGGGGGCAGTTTCCCCGGTGGTTTATCGATGCCTTATACGACGACAGGATTCTCAAGACGGCGTTCAACGCTAACTTCGAGATGACCTGTTTCAAGAAATACTTCCACGACATGCCCACCGAGTGCTGGGAGTGCTCAAGCATCCTTGCGCTGTACAACTCTTTGCCGACAGGGCTCGACAATGTGGCGCAGATCCTCAAGCTGGGAGAGGACAAGCAAAAGGACGCCCGGGGCAAAGCGCTCATCAATTATTTTTCCAAACCCTGCAAGTCTAGCCTTATCAACGACGGCAGGACTCGCAATTACCCAAAAGACGCGCCAGACAAATGGGCGACCTACATCGAGTACAACCGGCAGGATGTGGTGGTGGAGCGAGCCATTAGACACAAGCTCTTCCGCTACAAGCCCTCCGAGACTGAGCACAAGTACTGGCTGCTTGACCAGTGGATTAATGGCAACGGCGCCCGCATCAACCAGACGCTTGTCAATAACGCCATTACCATGAGCTCCGAGTACAAAGCAAGGCTCACGGAAGAAGCCAGGCGGCTCACCGGACTCCCTAATCCTAACAGTGTCATCCAGCTTAAAGGCTGGGTTGAAAAACGGATCAAAAGGCCCCTCAGGGGCCTTGCCAAACAGGACATAGCTGATTTACTAGCTACGCCCTTAGACGAGACAACAGCCCGGGTTCTACGCATCCGTCAGCTGCTCGGAAAGACTTCCGTGCAAAAGTACAAGGCGATGCAGGAAGCTGTCACGTCAGACGGCAGAGTGCACGGGATGTTTCAATTCTACGGCGCCATGCGGACAGGCCGATGGGCCGGACGCATTGTCCAGCTGCATAACCTACCCCGAAACAACATGGAGGCGGAGGAACTGGACAGCGCCCGAAACCTTGTCCTGGCCAATGACCTGGACGGCCTGGAACTCTGCTTTGAGAACGTTCCGGACACTCTTTCCCAGTTAGTAAGGACTGCCATCATTCCGGCGGACGGGAGCCGCTTCCTGGTGCAGGATTTCTCGGCCATTGAGGCTAGAGTCATCTCCTGGCTCAGCCATGAGGAATGGCGGCGGGAAGTCTTTGCTAAAAACGGCGACATCTATTGCGCCAGTGCCTCCTCCATGTTCAAGGTGCCGGTTGAAAAACACGGAATTAACGGACATCTCCGGGCAAAAGGCAAGATTGCAGAGCTCGCCCTGGGCTACCAGGGCTCCATCGGAGCCTTGAAGGCCATGGGCGCCGACCGGATGGGGCTCAAAGACGACGAACTGCAAGACATTGTCAAAAAGTGGAGGGCCTCAAGCCCCCACATCCCACAGCTCTGGGCCAACGTAGAGGCCTGCGCTTTTAACGCCGTCCTACAGCTCCGAGGAGCCAAAAGCGGCTACAGGCCTTGTACATTGGACGCCGACCCGAAGCTCGCCGTAGTTGTGGAGAGGCTTTCCCACGTAAGGCCCGAGACTATCGGCCGCTACAAGGACCTTATCCACAACGCAGGACTTGACGACAAAAAGCACCTCATCATAGGCGCTCTTGCCAACCGGCGCCGCGTGGCTCAGCTCAACATGGGATTCAAGGAAGAGCATCCACGGCCCTGGTTCCTTCCGGGGAGCCCAAGCATCGGCTTCCAGTGCCAGGATGACCGCCTTTTGGTAAAGCTCCCTTCGGGGAGACTTCTTATCTACCTCCATCCACTCATTGAGCGAAACCGGTTTGACCGAGACGCCCTCACCTATGAGGGGCTGGAACAGACCACCCGGAAATGGGGGAGGCTTGAGACCTACGGCGGCAAGCTTGTGGAAAACATCACACAGGCCTGCGCCCGCGACAGCCTCGCCGCAGCCATGCTCAGGCTCAAAAAGGCAGGCTACAGAATCCTGATGCACGTCCATGACGAAGTCATCATGGAGCGGCCCGAAGGCGAAGGGAGCCTGGAAGAAGTCAAAAGGCTCATGTGCATGAACGAGCCCTGGGAATATGGACTCATCAAGAACAGTGATGGTTTTGAAGGCTATTACTACATGAAAGACTAGGAGGCGGACACTATGGAACTTAATGCAAAACAGCAGGCAGCCGTAGACATGGCCGCCGACTGGTACCGAAAACAGAACGAGCCAATCTTCAAGCTTGCAGGCTATGCCGGTACCGGCAAGACGACTGTGGCGACCACCATCGCCCATGCGCTGGAGCCTGATGAGGATAAAATCCTTTTTTGCGCCTACACCGGCAAAGCCGCTTGTGTCATGAGGCAGAAGGGCATGCCCGGACAAACCATCCACTCAGCCATCTACAGCTATGAGGTGGAGGTAGACTCCATTACCGGCCGCAAGCACTTTATCAAACACCTTAAGGACTCATTGCCTTTCTCCCTCATCATCGTGGACGAGGCGTCCATGGTAGGCTCCGAGGTGGCGGATGACCTTCTCAGTTTCCACATCCCGGTCCTTGCCATAGGCGATACGGGCCAGCTCCCGCCGGTAGGCGACAGCTTTTCCAACCTTTTGAAAAATCCAGACGTGACACTGGACGAAATCATGAGGCAGTCAGGAAACCGTATCCCTTTCTTTGCACAGAAACTCAGACAGGGATGGACTCCCAGGGCTAAGGACTTTCCGGCGGAAGATGACGTCATGGTCATGCCTTACGCACAGTTTGTCAAACACTTTGGCAGGCTGCTCACACTCTCTGACCAGATGATCTGCGCCACCAACCGCAACAGGGAAATCCTTAACAGGCAGGCCCGCAAGGCCAACCGATATGAAGGACTCCTCCGTGAGGGGGAGAAGATAATCCGGAAGGAAAACGACTGGAAAAAGCAGACATATTCCGAGGACATCGGAGTGCTGAGCCTTGTAAACGGCATGACCGGCTACGCCAGGAACGTTAGAGCCCTGCCTAATGGGCGACCGGTGTTTGACTTTGAACCCGCCTTTGCACGGGATACCTTTTTCAGGCATCTGCACTGGGACAAGTTTGATTATGCCTACGTCATAACGGCTCACGCCGCCCAGGGCTCCGAGTATCCTTTTATCGTCGTGATTGACGACTCCTGGGACGACAGGCAAAACCCTAATTTCCGCTCCGAGTGGCGGTACACAGCCGCCACCAGGGCGAAAAGCAAGCTCATCTGGGTGACTAACAGATAGGAGATAGATTTATGAAATGGAATAAAGTTGTAACCAACATCCACGGCATCTACCGCGACAACCGGCAGACACTGCGGAAGTCGGAAAACCTTCTGAAATCCATGCAGGAGGTGGCCCAGCCGGGGACCGAACTTACCCGGCAGAAGAAATTACTGGAAGAAATCATCGCCAACGCGAAAGCCAATGAAGATGCTCTCATCAGCATGGAAAACGGCGCCAAGTTTGGCGCCAATCCGGATGACGATATTTCCGTATTCATCAACGGGAGGCCTCAGAAATGAACAGGTATTTCCTTTTTACGAACACCGACCGCGAGCTCAAACTTGTCAACGTCGATGACATTATCAGCATCACCTTTGATTTTGGGCCCTACAAGCAGCAGTTTGAAATCCACGTCAAAGGAGAGGCGCCGCAGTACTTTACCATCCCCTTCCGAAACAAGGACATCCCCGAAGGGGAAGCGGTAACACTCATCAAAACCATGATGTACGACATGGCCACACAGAAGCACCCCGTCTTTAACTGGGCGGAATTTTGCAAAGTCAAAAAGGTAGGAAGTTAATTATGGCAATCTCAAAAGGCATGTTCATTTCGCAGGCCGAAATGGGCCGGCAGGCTGTAAATGTTCTGGAAAAGTATAAAAAACATCTGGCGGAGGAAGGCGCATCCGAAGAAAAGCAGGTGGCGGTCATTAAGGCCATCAAGTACTGTCAGGACTGCGCCGACGCCTCCCACATCATCATGGCAGCTCTCGAATGGCAGGCCGCTCAGAACGGCGAGCCAGCAGAAGAAAAGGCAGAGGATATGCCGGTAGAAACCCCGAAGTGCAAGAGAGCGCCCAGGAAGAAGGCTGAGCCAAAGACAGAGGAGAAGCCGAAGGAAGAACCGGCGCCCACGCTCTTTGATGAGCCGCTTGAAAAACCGGCAGAAACACCAAAGGCGGAAGAGGTAAAAGAACCTCCGAAAGAAGAACTGAAACCGCAGGAAACCAAGGCCGAAGAGCCTGCCAATGATAACAGCCTGGACGACCTTTTCTAAGAAAGTGAGGTGGCATCATGAAAACTTTAGCAACTTTGCACGCTAAGGAGCTCTATGATGTAATCCGCTTTCCAGCAGACACCAGCGGCGAGCACATCCCGGACCCTGACGGCGGGGGACGGAAGCCCGTCCTGACACTGCACACCTATAGCGGATTCAGTTTTTTCAGTTTCTTTGGCTCCCGCGGCTTCCCCTGGGGCTCCCTTTTCCACAACTGCGCGGGAACCTATAAGGACCAGGTTAAGGACTGCAAGGCGGTGGTGCTCGCCTACTTCGTCAAAGGGCAGGCAAAGGTATGCATCGAAGTCAATCCAAAGCAAAAAGCCATCGTGCAGGCAAAGCTCCCATGCAACCGGATTGTAGGGGAGGACCCCGAGATGCTCGCCATTATCAAAAACTGGGCACGCCGCAAAAGGCTTGCCGTCACTACTTTGGACCTGGAGGAGGTGAGAGCAGCAAATGTCAATTAAGCTCAAAAATGACATCAAGGTGGCTATCTCCACGGCGCCGCACCGCTTCGCTAAGGTGTGGCGGCAAAGGGAAGTCACATGGAGCCAGATGGTAGACAGGCTCTCCGAGACCGCAAGGACCGGGGAGACCGTGGCAGAGTACCACCAATTCTCAAAGCCCCAAAAGGACGCAAAAAAGGATGTGGGCGGATTCGTAGGCGGAAGGCTCAAAGACGGCCGGCGCCTCAAGACCAATGTGATGTACCGGCAGCTCTTAACGCTCGACGCCGACAGCGGCACGAAGGACTTTCCCGACGCCCTGCCTGCTAAACTCGGTAACGGCGCATGGTGCTTTTACTCAACACACAGCCACACGCCGGAAAGACCACGCCTCCGCATCATCATGCCTCTCAGTCGTCCGGTAACGCCTGATGAGTACCAGGCCATTGCCCGGAAGGCAGCGGAAAGAATCGGCATGGACGCCATGGACCCGACAACCTTCGAGCCTGAGCGCCTCATGCACTTCCCGTCCACGCCAGTTGACGGCGTCTACGTCTTTAAGTACAACGACGGGCCCATCATGGACGCCGACAAGATTCTGGGTGAGTACGATGACTGGCATGACATCGCCTCCTGGCCGCTCCACCCAAAGGAAGCCGCCATTAATCGGACCGCATCCAAGGCTGAGGACCCGCGGGAAAAGCCCGGATTAATCGGGGCGTTCTGCAGGGCCTACACCATCCAAGACGTCATTACCACGTTCCTTCCCGACGTGTACATCCCAACGAATGATGAAAACCGCTGGACCTACGCCAAAGGCTCCACCTCCGGCGGCCTGGTCATCTACGAGGAGGGACGTTTCGCAATGTCCCACCACTCCACGGACCCCGCGGGAGGAGAAGAGCACAACGCCTTTGACTTCCTCAGAATCCACAAGTTTAGGGACCTCGACATCAACGTCAAACCGGACACCCCGTTCAACCGCCTGCCGTCTTACCTCGCCATGATGGACTTTGCGAAAAAAGACAAAGCCACCATGAAGGAGTACAACAGCGAAAAAACGGCGGAAATCCGGGAGATGTTTAAAGACTCAGGCGTGGATGAAAAGGACCTGGACACCTCATGGACCGATAACCTCAAAATGGAAGGAAAGGGGAACAATCTTCACATCGCCCAGAGCGTGGACAACCTCAAGCTGATTATGACAAATGACCCGCTGCTCAGGGACCGCTTCGGGCTCGACCTCTTTTCCCATCGTTACCTGCTTAAGGGTGACGTCCCCTGGCGCAAAGTCGATGGTGCGCCCATCTGGTCTGACACCGACGACGCCTGCCTTCGTAACTATCTCAGCAAACACTACAAGATAGACAAAAGGGCGCTGGTGGATGACGTGTTGACGGAGGTGATGATGGACAACCGTTTCCATCCGGTAAGGGACTACCTCGAGAGCCTCACATGGGACGGCGTGGAGCGAGTGCCTACGCTCCTCGTGGATTACCTGGGCGCCAAGGACACGCCCTTTGTAAGGGAAGTCACAAAGGTATTTTTTAAAGCGGCGGTGGCAAGAGTATACTCGCCCGGCTGCAAGTTTGACCAATGTTTGGTGCTCAGCGGCCCTCAGGGGATAGGCAAGAGCTCGTTCCTAAAGATTCTGGGCGGCGACTGGTTTAATGACTCCATCACCAGCTTTTCCGGCAAGGACCCCATGGAGCAGATCCAGGGGACAAGCATTGTAGAGCTCTCCGAAATGCAGGCCTCAAACAAGGCAGACAATGACCAAATCAAAGCTTTCCTCAGCCGGCCTTCTGATAAATTCCGTATGGCCTATGGGCGCCGTACGCAGGAGTACCCCAGGCAGTGCGTCTTTGCAGGCACTACGAATGACGCTATCTTTCTTAAGGACCGCACCGGCGGCCGCCGATTCTGGCCGGTCATGTGCGGCGTAGGGAAGGGTGAAGAATATGCGCCCGACAACGTGGTAATGACCACCGTAGAAAAGATGGAGGAGCTCAAAGCAAAGAGGGACCTCATCTGGGCAGAGGTTAGGGCCACATGGGCGATGGAGTCCTTCGAGGCGTTCTTTCAGTACTGCGGCGAAAGAAACATCAACCCCGCCACTTTTGACGAGGGGAAGAAGCAGGAACTTCTGAACCGGTTTGACCGTAACATGGATTTCCACAGCCTGCTTCTGTCGCCGGAAGCCGAAAAGGAAGCCCGTAAGATTCAGTCGGACCTTACAGAGGGAAGTGAAAAGGCCGGAATGATTGAAGACTACCTCAGCAAGCGGCTGCCTACGGGATGGGACAAGATGGACCTATTCAATAGGCAGGAATATTTGGCAAAGTACGAAGCAAGGCCCGAGGACCCCGGCGAGAAAGAAAGGGAGTACGTTTGCACCTTGGAAATCTGGTGCGAGGCCTTTGGCCAGGATAAATCCAGATTTACTAACAAGGACAGCCGGGAACTCAGCGCCATCCTGCTTAACATCCTGGGCTGGAAACTGGGGCCCACTCACAGGTTTAGCTTTTACGGAAGACAGAGAAGCTTTTTAAGGAAGTGATTATTATGAAACTTCGTGGAAAGGGAGCCTTTTTGAAGGCCCTGCAGAATGAGGACTGGGATTACACCCAGGATAATTGCAGCATCGTGGTCTTCGGACCACGGGGCCTCCGGTTCTGTATCATGAACTACGCCAATGGAAGCGGCGTCCAGAACGCCTATCTGAACATCCTGCAGACAGAAGGAGTGCGGACATTTTCCGCCAGGATTCTCAACCTGAGGACCTGGGACGAAATCTTTGTACTCATCCTGCGGCTGCAGGAATGGTATCAGACACACCGGCCAGACGTGGGAGCAGCGTGGAAGAGGTACATTGCCGTTTTTCCATTTGACGCAGAAATGGAATTTGACGGCGTGCCAGTAGATGTATATTTATACAGTGAATCTAATTTTTATGGCACCCTGATTTCGCCGAAAAAGTGTCAACAGAGTGATAAAAAATAATCCGCTTGTCAACGGAAGATACCTAACTAAGTTTTTACCTGTCAACGAAATAATAACTTCGTTGACGCCTCCGTTGACACGATTTTTTTCAGTATTTATCTATATATTCCTATACTTGTCAACAGTGTCAACAGATTATGTATAGAGTATGTACAGATAGGGGATTTAGAGGCCTAAGGAAAAAATAGGCCCCTAAATCACTATAGGTATATAAGCGAGCAAAAATCTGTTGACATCGTTGACACTCTGCCAACGAGGTAAGCACTCGCAGGAGGGCAAAAGGTGAGATTTTATGCAAAATGAACGAGACATTGAAAAGTATCTGGTGAAAGAAGTCAGGAAGAAGCACGGCAAGGCATTCAAGTTTGTTTCTCCCGCATCGGCAGGCGTGCCGGATAGGATTATCATTCTCCCCGGCGGAGTAACCTGCTTCGTGGAACTCAAAAGACCTGGAGGAAAGCCGCGGCCGGTGCAGCGCTTTATCCTGCTTTACCTTTATTATCAGGGGCACAGGGTAGCCGTCGTAGACAACAAGGACACTGCAAAGGCACTTGTCCGTAGGCTCTGTAGGAAAAGAGGTGATGCCTTATGATGCTCAACTTACATTCGTACCAAAAAGCAGTTGTTAGACATATCGTCGAAAATCCATGCACCGGTGTATTTCTGGGCATGGGCTGAGGCCTTGGGAAAACTTCCATTTCCCTGGCCGCCATCCTGGAAGAGATGTACAACCGCTTCGAAATCGGGAGCGTCCTGATTGTGGCGCCTAAGACCGTGGCCGAGGCTACATGGCAGGATGAGGCCCAGAAGTGGGACCAGTTTCACTGCCTCCGCTTCTCCACCATTCTGGGGAGCAAGACGGAGCGGCTGAGAGCCCTTTACAAAAAGGCCGACATCTACGTTATCAACCGCGAAAACGTGGTATGGCTGATGGAGCAGACTCACTACAAGCCACCATTTGACATGCTGATTCTTGACGAGAGTACATCGTTTAAGGACTCCAAGACAAAGAGGTGGAGGGCCATCAGGCGGATAAGGGGATGCTTTAAGAAGATTGTCCTTCTGACAGGCACCCCGAGGCCCAACGGCCTCATGGACCTTTGGGCGCAGCTGTACTTACTGGACGGCGGTAAGCGTCTGGGTAAAAGCCTTACGTCTTTTCGGTCAAACTATTTCCTTCCGGACAAGCGGAATCAGGATATAGTCTACAGCTGGAAAGTGAGGAATCCGGCGGCGGAAAAAGAAATCTATGACAAGATTTCAGACATATGCATTTCTCTCAAGAGCGAGGACTACAAAAACATGCCTGACGTCCTGCCGCCGGTGACTATCCCCGTCAAGCTGGACAAGGCCAGCATGGACGCCTACCGCGCCATGGCCAAAGAGTACATCATAGAAATGCAGGGCGAGGAGATTACCGCCTTATCCGCCGCCGCTGTCAGTAACAAGCTTCTCCAGCTGGCCAACGGCGCCATCTATGACAACGACGGCCGGATGATTGAGGTTCATAATGCCAAACTGGATGCCCTGGCCGACATCGTGAGCACCAACGAGGGTAATCCGATATTGGTTTTCTATTCCTACCGGAGCGACCTTGCAAGGATCCTCAAGAAGTTTCCAAAGGCCCGGCAGCTTAAAAGCGCAGATGATGTGCGTGCCTGGAATGAAGGAAAGATTTTCATGCTTCTGGCCCATCCCGCAAGTGCCGGTTATGGCCTCAACCTCCAGGCAGGCGGTCACATCATCGTCTGGTTTGGACTGACGTGGAGCCTGGAGCAGTATCAGCAGGCCAACGCCCGCCTGCAGAGGCAGGGCCAGAAAGAGCCTGTTATCATCCACCATCTGGTGGCGGAGGGGACATTGGACACCCACGTCATGGCGGCCCTTAAGGCAAAACGCATGGGCCAGGATGCCATGATGGACGCCGTCAAGATGCTTGTAAAGGAGGTTCAAAAATGAGTTACATCACAGCTATCATCCTTATTTTTATGGGTTTCGTGGCCGGGGTGGCCACCATCAGTCTTTGCAGTATCAATCGAGCGCACGACATTAACGCCGAAAACGACTATTTAAGGGCTAAGTACCGCGAGATTTCCGAGTGCGCGCGGCGAGTACTTTACTACATCAATCGTTTTGATAAAGCGCCGCAGTACAGGCTTTCCCTTTACTTTGAGCGCTTTCCGGTGACTGTCGAGCTCAGCCAGAAAGAATTTGAAGAATTTAAATCTCTGCGGCGGTCACTCAGTTATCTGTCCGTGGACAGGATCCCGGGAAAGGAGGATATCCAATGAACCGACAGGAAAGACGCCGTCTAGGCATCATAAAAAAGGACCCTATGGTCTCCATCAAGCAGTCTGACATTGATGCCATGAAAGAAGAGGCTACGGCTAAAGGCTGTAAGCTGGCCTTTAATCTTATGCTGGCCCTTCCGGCCATGGTCATTCACGACAACTATGGCCTTCTGATGAAAAAAGAAGGACGAGTGGGGAGATTCGTTGACCTCTGCCTGGAACAGTACAAGTGCTATGAGGAAGGCTACATTACCCTGCAGGAGCTGGCTAAGTGCCTTAAAGATGAGGCAGGAGTGGAAATCAAAGGATGGTACTGATATGAACCCTTACGAAATACACCGGCATGTAGCCTTTACCCTGGACGAATTTTTAAAGATGGTGAAGGCCAACAAGGAGCACTTTATTAATTACTGCAAAATCGTGGTGACCGATAACGGCCTTATCTTCCTAGCGAGTCCGAGCCACATGGATTGCGCCAAATGGCCGAGGAAGAAAGGTTTTACAAATTTTATTCTTGTCTGGTACAACGGCTTTGTATCTTATGACAAGGAAAACGCCATGAAGCTGACGACGAGCCAGCTGAAAGTGCTGGCCGCATTGCTTGACCGTGGCTGGATTTCCTGCTTGATTGACAGCACTTGGGAATGGAGGAAATGATTATGAGCTCTGAAAAATCATTAACAAGTAAAGCCGATTATATATTGAAGGCTATGTCCGCCTTGCCTGACGGACTTCCTTATGACGTAGAAGACAACACATTAAAGAAGATTATCTGGATAGTGGATAATGACCGGTTTTTGGATTTGAAAGACCTTCAGGCCAGAGCAAAGGAACATGCTAGAAATCTTTTGAAACATAAAAAGAGCGTTCAGGGTGAAAGGCCTTTAACCTGGGAGGACTTTGATGTGAAGCCAGCTGATTCACATGAAATCCAAGAAAGTGAAATTCCTAAGAGCCCTATGGTTTTTAAGAAGCAGGACACCGGCGCCGCCGTTGACCAGAAGCACTACCAGACTGCGGAGAAGGAGCCAATCGAAGTTATGCAGATGTACTTTAGCGCCCAGGAGCTCTACGGCTTCTGCAAGGGCAACGCCCTGAAGTATATATTGCGTTCCCGCTTTAAAGGAACAGAACTCAAGGACATGGAAAAAGCTCTGCAGTACATGAAGTGGTCCGTGGACGTCCTTCATGGCGTGCCTATTGACCCGAGGAAGAGGTGAGACCATGACGCCATCTTATGCCGAAGAAGCGATTGCCTATTACAAGCAGAAGGAAGTCGATGAGACAGTAAAGAAAGCAAAACTTGAACGTTGTCCGTTTTGCGGCGGCAATGCGGGAATCATCATCTACCGCGGACGCGGCGAAGCACTCTACTCCGTGGCCTGCAAGGACCCGAGGTGCATTGCCTCAGAAGGCCGGAAGTATCTTGACGTAACTGACGCCGTGAAGGCGTGGAATAGGAGGGACTGATGCCGAAAGAAGGACTGCATCGCAATGTGCATTACCACAGCGACCCGACCTATGAACAGGTGCTTGCCAAATATCAGAAAGAGCAGAAGGAGGCGGCAAGAGAGAACCGCGCCATGACAGCCTTTAGAGTTATCGCCACCGTTCGCATCCTGGTAAAGAAGGCGGGGTACCAGTTGATGAATGACTTGATTATTGCCGACAGGAAGACGGGAGTCTGCTACACCAGCATCACCGAAGAGGGGGCCAAACATGTTAGAAGAAAATAGGAAGCTGCCACCGGTTGAAAGGCGCCTGGATTATCTCAGGGCAGTGGTCAACTATGAACGGGAAGCCTTGAAGATTCTGAGCATTATGCGCAAAGGCCGGATTGACCTCAGCACCGGTCTCAAAGGTGTGAGCTATGATAAGGTCAAGATTTGCGGCGGAGAGAGCCGAGACCTGTCCGATGTCATTATCAAGCTGGAGGACGGCCTTAAAGACATTGACGCCAAACTTCGGGAGCACTCGGAGAGACTGGCGGAAAGTCTGCAGGCCATTAAGGACATTCTGTCCCATCTGCCTGAGGACCACGACCGCTTACTGCTTGAGGCCCGTTATTACGAAGGATGGGATTGGAGCAAGCTGATTGAGGCCTATGGTGTAACCAGGCAGAGACTGGATGACCGCCGCCGGAAAGCCCTGGACTACCTGGAAGTCATGGAAGAAACTGAACCTTTTCTGGAAGAGTTTACAGCACTTGACAGAAAGTTACACGATTTGACATGATTTGCACCTTGCAATATGTGATATAATATAGTAAAGAATTATGCATGAGCGCGGTCCCTAACGGGGCGGCGCTTTTGTTTTGCCTGAGAGGAGGCGGAGGACATGGAAGCCAAATGGACCAAATGGGTATCGCCCGAAGGTCTGGACAAGATTAAAGGATGGGCCCTGGACGGCCTGTCCGACGCCCAGATTAGAGACAAGGACCACCTGGGAGTCTGCCAGCAGACCTTTTACACCTGGAAGAAGGAGCATCCTGAAATTGCGGAAGCCCTGCGGATGGGGAAGGAAGTCGCAGACCGGCGAGTGGAAAACGCCGTGTATAAATCCGCAAGAGGTTACTACGTGGATGAGGTGACCACCTTCACCAGGGAGGCAAGGACGTCCAAAGGTGAACTCATGCTTGATAAGGACGGCGATCCGGTAAAGTCTGTAGAAACTAAAGTGGTGCATAAATGGATTCCTTCCAATGCCACGGCCGCCATCTTCTGGCTGAAACACAGAAAGCCGGTTGAATGGGGTGACTACTAATGGCTGAGGCGTGGGCGGCCCGGTTCTACAATTCGAAAGATTGGAAGGACCTGAGGTGGCAGCTGATTATCAAGCGAGGGCCCAAGTGCGAGCGATGCGGTAAGGACATGACGTTTAACACGGCTGAGCTCATCGGCCACCACATAATCCCTTTGACCAAGGATAATGTGCACAAACCCGAGGTAGCACTCAATCCGGATAACGTGGAGCTCATCTGCTTCGACTGCCACAACGCTGAGCATGAGCGCTTCGGCCACAAGCATGAGAGGCAAGTGTTTCTTATTTATGGGCCGCCATGTTCCGGCAAGTCGACGCTTGTAAAACAGATGAGTACTCGCGGCGATTTGATAATCGACATGGACCTGCTGTATCGTGCGGTCTCGGGGCTGGATCTCTACGACAAGCCGGACTGCCTCCGAAGCAACGTCCTTGCCATCTACCATGACCTCATCAACCAAGTCAAGACAAGATACGGCGGCTGGCATGACGCCTACATTGTGGGCGGCTTTCCTCTGCGGGGGATGCGGGAAGCTATCCTTAAACAGACAGGTGGTACCGCAGTCATGGCCGAGGCAAGCATGGACGAATGTTTAGCAGCGGCGGGAGCTCGAGGCATCTTCGCTGATGAATGGAAAAAATATATTATTAAATGGTTTGAAACTTATCAAAAATAAATTAAACCACCCCCCGCCATCGAAAAAATTTTTCCCCGGAATCAAGACCGGGCGGGACAGATGTTTTCGATTAAAACCGAAAATTCGACTTTTTTCCCTTAAAAATTAACCAGACCCCGAAAGGAGGGCCGACGATGAAAAAGACTGATAAAGACTGCACGTCGATTGCGCCGACAATCGACCCAGAAGAAGCTGAGTACAACCGGCTCAAGAATCTCTTTGCCGACTGCGACGCCAACATGCTGGCCCTGCTGGATGGGATGCTTTGGGAAGCGGCTCGGCTGCGGGTGGAACTGAACACGTTACACCTAGAGGGTAAAAAAAGCGGCCTTGTCAAGATGAACCCGCAGAACCCGGCACTGCAGAAGGAAACCCCGGTGAGCAAGGTCCTTCCCAAGGTAAGGGCCAATTATGCAAACATCTGTTTCAAGCTGGCGAAGGTCCTTGGTAAAAAGGATGATGACGATGATTCCGGACTCGACGATTACGAGTAAAGACGACTGCTGGATAACCAGATACTGGGAGGGCATTCAGTCAGGGAAGTACATTGTTGGCGCCCTAATCAAGCTGCAGATGCAAAAGCTTTTGGAGCTCCTGCAGGATGATGGAGTCATAAAAGACTTCACAGACTCCAACAAGCGCATCAACTTTATCCAACGGGAATGCAAGCACGCCCAGGCGCCTTTTGCCGGAAAGCCTTTCATTTTGACTATCTGGCAAAAGGCGATTATTGAAGCGCTGTACTCTTTCAAAATCTACGACGAGGAACTAAAGAAGCCCGTCCGGCTCTTCCAGCGTCTCCTGCTCTGCATAGGCAGAAAGAATGGCAAGTCTCCGCTTATTTCTGCCATTTCTCTTTCCGAGTGGGTGTGCGGCGAGATGGGTACCAATATCCTCTTTGGCTCAAACGACTATGACCAGGCCAGTATCCTCTTTGACGCCACCGACGCCATGAGGGAGGCAAGCCCTAAGATTGCCCGCTGTACCCATCGAAACCTTAAAGGCCTCTTCTGGGGGAATAAAGCAAGAAAACACGCGAAGGGCAAATTTTCCTTTCAGAACAAGGGAAGCATCAAGAAACTTTCCGCCCGCACTAGCGCAAAGGAAGGTAAGAACATCAAGGTAGGCTGCGTGGATGAGGTCCACGAAATGAAGGACAACACTCTGGTAATGCCAATCAGGCAGGCGCTTTCCACTCAGGATGAACCTTTGTACCTTGAAATCACCACCGAAGGATTCACCGATAACGGTTATCTTGACGAAGAGATGGAAGAAGCGCAGCAGGTGCTGATGGATGATTCCCACCGCTCCCGCTGGCTGATTTTCCTTTATCAGCAGGACAGCGAGGAGGAGGTGTGGCAGAATGAACAATCCTGGTGCAAATCCAATCCCGGGCTGGGAGTCATTAAGAAATGGACATTCCTTCGGCAGATGGTGGGGGAGGCTCGGAACAACGCCGCCACAAAATCCTTTGTCCTTGCGAAAGATTTTAACATCAAGCAGAACAGCGCTGCCGCGTGGCTTGATATGGCCGCCATTAATAACTCTGAGACCTTTGACCTCGCTGACCTTAAAGGCCAGTACTATCTGGGCGGCGTGGACCTTGCCGAGACCACAGACCTTTGCTGCGCAAGGGCGCTCTTCGTGGATCCGGAAACCAGGCTCCTCAAAAGTATGGCCATGTACTTTATCCCTGAAATTAAGGCCAACGCTATCCTGGAGGACAACGGCTTGAATCCTGAAAAGAAGGACTACAACGAATGGGCAAAGCAGGGCCTTGTCACCATCTGCCCAGGAACCGAGGTAGATGATTCCATGGTGGTGGATTGGTTTAAGAATCTCTACGTTAATTACCACCTTGTGCCATTTAAAATCGGTTATGATAACTGGCACTCCCAAGATTTTAAAAAAGGCATTGCCGAGTTATTTGGCGCCGACGTACTGGAGAGGATAGGGATGGACTTTAACAGCCTGTCCGGACCTATGTCAGTGCTCGAGAGCTATCTTAAAGAGCACATGATTAACTACAATAACAACCCAGTGGACCAGTGGTGTCTTACCAACACGGCCATCCGGCTCAACAACATCGGTCAGATGATGCCTGTTAAAAAGTTTGGACAGAGTAAAAACCGCATCGACGGAACGCTGGGGTACATCATCGCAGTCGCCGCATATCTGCGGTACAAAACGGACTATTTAGCAATCCAAGGAGGACAAAGTGCTGTTTAATTACTTGAAAAAAATATTCGGCGCCGCAACCAAGCAGAGCATGCTTGTGAGCCTCCTGGATGACAGCACCGCTGTCACCTCCTATGGAGGCCAGGACATCTACGCCAGCGACTACGTCAATAACTGCATCGACAGGGTGGCGAGGGAAATCGGTAAGATGTCTGTTATGTCCGTGGTCCTTGGCGACGACACTGTCAAGCGACAGAACGATGAGCTGACACGGCTCTTTAGAGCGAAGCCAAATCCCCTGCAGACCACGAGCGACTTCCTTCGGGCCTGCGCATGGCTGCGCATGAAGGACTGCAACTGCTTTATCTATCCTGAGTTTGATTGGATAACCGACAGCCATGGGAACAATACGAAGTACTTTAAAGCTTTGTGGCCGCTCAATCCTACGGAGATTGAAATAGGTACCGATGATGCAGGAGACATTTGGGAGATTAAATTCCGCTGGCGCTCTGGCGGCTATGACATTCTCCCGTATCAAGACCTTGTGCATCTTAAGTGGAGGCGCGGCAAGAACCTCATCATTGGCGGCGGGAGTGACTTTGGCTGGCCTGACGTGAGGGACCTGCAGAAGAGCGTGGGCGCCCTGGGCTCCATGCTCGATACTGTGCCAAAGAGCCTGGAGGCAAGTCTTAAGATAACCGGCATCTACCATGCCAAGACTATCGTGGACCGAGACACTCTGCAACAGATGCGGGATGACTTTGAGGACCACATCAAATCCTCCCAGTTGGGCATTGTGGCCACAGACCTTCCAGGCGAATTTACACCGGTCAACATGCAGCAGGCCCACATCGATGATGCTATTTTCAAATTTTTGAAAGGCGTCATTCAGGAGCGCTACGGTATTTCCACTGCGGTGCTTTCCGGCGACTACACGCCGGAACAGTATGACGCCTTTTTCCAGACGTGTATAGAAGATTTTCAAGTCGAATTCGAGCAGGCCATGAGCGCCTGCCTTTTTAGTCAGAGAGAACTTGACCTTGGTCACTGGCTCAAGACCTATTGCAACCGGGCGGCCTTTCTCACGAACGAACAGAAAATCAAGTTTATCGACATCGGCACACGGATTGAGATGGTCTCCGTCAACGAGGCCCGCGAAATGTTTGGCATGGAGCCGGTGCCTGATGGGAATCGTCGTTTCAGGTCCCTCAACTATGTGGATTCCACGTTGGCCAACAGTTACCAGGCCAGCATGTCAAAATCCGGTGACTTAGGTAATTCAAAGAAAGGAGAAACTGATGGGAAAGAAGACTAAAAAGAACCAGCGGAGCATGCGCGGTAAAGTCGAGCGTCGCTTTAACATCCCTGACATTATGGCCCTAGAAAACAGGACTGACGGCGTGGAGGATGACGGCATCCGCGAAGTTAAAGGTCATGCCGCCGTGTTTGGGCAGACCACCTCTATTGGAGACTGGTTTGATGAAACCATTGAACGCGGCGCCTTTGAAGGATGCGATTTAACTGACGTGCCGCTCCTCACCAACCATGACTTTGATAAGGTGCCACTGGCAAGAAGCCGTCGCAATAATGGCTCCAGCACCATGACACTGTCCATTGATGACCAGGGCCTTTTAATTGATGCCAAACTGGACACCAGAAACAATCCGGAGGCGGCGGCCCTTTACTCTGCCATCTCCCGTGGCGACGTGGACGGCATGTCCTTTTGTTTTGTAGTCGCTGAGGATACCTGGGATTGGTCTGATGAGGACCATCCTAAACGTACTATCAATAAAATCTCTAAGGTCTATGAAGTGTCTGCTGTGACCTTTCCGGCCTATGAGGATACCGATATTTCGGCTCGGTCCGATAAAGAGGCATTGGATAATGCCCGCCAGCTGCTGGAGAGCAAGCGGGAGGAAGAGCGAAAGGCAGTGGAGACTGCTAACGAAATCGAAATGCTTAAAATTCAGAATCGTATTTTAGGAGGTTGAAAACATGAACATCGAGAAACTGCTCGAAGAAATCGAAGCAAAGAAAAATGCCCGTGCCGCTCTGGTGAAGAAATCCGAAGCGAGCCAGGACGTGAACGAACTCAGAAGCCTGCAGGGCCAGATTAAGGACCTGTCCGCTGGCATTGAATTTATGCAGGGCCTCGTGGAGGAAGCCCGCGCCGCAGAAGCACAGCGCGTCGCTGAAAATGCCCAGGCACCGGCGCCTGCCCAGACGGCAGAACCGGACACCCGCACCCAGGCTGTCAATGAACACGCCGAACACGAAGCCCAGAACCAGGCGCCGGAAAACAGGTCCTTTAAACCAGGCGCCGGCTTTACTGTAACCGCAGAAGGCCGCCAGAGCCGCACCGCGGAACAGATGGAACAGCGCGGCAGGGACCTCAAAGAAGGCCGCTCCCTTACTGTTGCCACCGGCAGCATCATCCTGCCGCATCGTGATTCCGCCACCATTAACGACACCTTCCAGCAGGTTTCCTCCCTGCTCGATGCTGTCGACTATATGGAACTGCAGGGCGGCGAATCTTTTAAACAGCCCTACGCTAAAGATTCCCCGGACGGCAATTACACCACAGAAGGCGCGGAACTGGCTGACACCGATGCTGCTTTTGGCTATGCCGAAATCACCAAATCTAAGATTACCGGTTACTCCGAAATCACGGACGAAGTGGAAAAACTGCCGGCCGCTGACTATGCCGCCTTTGTCGAAGGCAGTGTGACCAAATCCACCAGAAAGAAACTGGCAAAGGAAATCATGCTGGGCGACGGCACCGCGGGCCATCTGACCGGTATCTTCTCCACCAAGTGCGACGCTATCCCTGCCGAATCTGACATTACTGTTTCCGCTATTGGCAACACCACCCTGGATGACATTGTGTTCTCCTACGGCGGCGATGAATCCGTGGAATCTCAGGCGGCCCTGATTCTTTCCAAAGAAGACCTCAAAGCTTTCGCTTCTGTCCGCTCTGCCGACGGCAAGCCTTTCTACAACATCGTAAACCGTGGCGGCTTCGGTACTATCAACTCCGTACCGTTCTTCATTAACTCCGCTTGCTCCGCTGTTTCTAACAGCAATACTTCTGCAGGTGCTTACTGCATGGCTTACGGAGACGTTAAAAGCTACAAACTGGTGGCATTCTCCCCGCTTGACGTGCAGAAATCCACCGATTTCAAGTTTAAGCAGGACATGATCTCCTACAAATCCCGCATCTATGCAGGCGGCAACGTTGTAGCTTATAAGGGCTTTGTAAGAGTCAAAAAAGGCGCCGCAGCCGCTTCCGGCACCGGTACATAAGTCTAAAGGAGGGATGACAGGATGATTAGCCAAGATGCGCTGTCGAGACTCTTACACCTCGACAGTGAAGAGGAAATTGCGAACGCCATGCTTTATGCAAAAGGCGCGGAAACTTACTTAACCAACGCCGGGTGCAAAGCAGACTATGACGACCCTCTCTTTGTTAATCTCCTCATCACTCTGACCTCCCGGCAGCTGACCAACCCGGACCTGCTGTTTTCCGGCTCCGAAATTGAAGGCATGGCGGTCACGGCGCTAGTCGCTCAGATCAGAGCTAAACAGCAGGCAGGAGGCCAGTGATGAAAACGACAAGGGTAGGGGAGCGCAACAAGCGCATCCAGGTGTATAAGACGGCCAAAGTCTCTGACGGCCAGGGCGGCTACCGCAAAGGGAAGCCTGCCTTACTGGCGACCGTCTGGGCTAGGATTCATCCCGCCAAGTTTTGGGCGGGTAATGCCGGCGGCGGTCCCATCTCGGGAGTCACTCAAGGCATTACCATCAAGACATTGGCAGGTCTTGATGAGTCCTGCACCGTAATCTACAAAAATCAGACCTATGAGATTTTAAATCTGGACTACTCCGTGGACGGCGAGGCGACAATGACCTGCAAGGCGGTGATGCACCGTGGCTAAAAAAGCGACTTTTATCGTCAAAGCGGATATATCTCAAGCGGTCTTTAACTGCCTGAGACAGCTTGACTCATACGACAAGAGGACAAGCGACAGCATCCGCAAGATTGTAAAAGATAGCACGGAGAGCGTCTTTGCAGGCGCTGTCCAAAGGGTGCCTGCGCGCACCGGGGCCTTAAAAAAGTCTATCCGGATGCGATTCGAGGACACCCCGACCAATACCGTCGGCGTCGTCTACACCAAAGAGCCAACGGCTCACTTGGTGGAAAACGGCGCCGGGCCGGTCCCCATTCTTATGCCGGTCAAGAAAAAGGCCCTCCATCCTGGGGGCTCTGGTTACTTTTTTACCAGGGCTAACATCCCGGCGAGGAAGGCAAGGCCTTTTATGAAACCGGCCATGGATGCAGAACGGCCAAGGTTTGAGGCCAAGGTTAGAGAGGCGGTGACCAAGACATGCTAATTTACAGACTCCCACTTAACGCCCTGCAGAAAGGGCTCTACACCCTTATCAATGGCGCCATCGTTACTGATTCCGGTGATCCTGTGCCGGTGCATGATTTCATACCCACAGGCCAAGAGGAATTCCCTTACATCTGGCTGGGGAGGCAAGAGGACAAGCCGGATCTTATAAACAAGAGCCGACCTCTCCACCTCATCACGCAGGAACTGGACGTGTGGTCCACCGAGGCAGGCAAGCGGGAATGTAACGAAATCCTGGATGACCTGGTCCACCTTTTAACCATTCGCCGTCCGGAGATGTCTGATTTTAACGTTTTAGCCGTTGACCTCACCGACTCCTCCATTGAGGGGGAGGCGTACGAAAACGGCATAACCGCTTATCACGGTAAAGTAGTTTTTAATTTTTTGATTGAGCAAAAGGAGTAAAAAGAAATGGCACTTACTGAAGAACAGCTTAAAACTCTGCCGACTGACCCTAGTCTTACTCAGGCTTTTGCAGGCAAGGACGTCCTCCTCTACGTGAATGGACCGACCGGCACTGCTGCAACGCCGGTGTGGACCTTGGTTGGCGCGCAGAAGGAAGCAAATACTAAAAATTCCGCCGATACTATCGACGCAACTAACAAGACTTCTGGCGGCTGGGCTTCCCAGCTCGCAGGCACTCGTAAATGGACCATCAGCTTCTCCGCCCTCCAGGTTCTGGATGACAACGGGCAGGACATCCTGGACTACGCTTACCGCAAGGGCATTAAGATTCAGGTTAAACTTGCACGCCCGGACGGCAAGTTTAGAACGGGCTGGTGCTATGTTACTGAATTTGATGAAGGCAACGCCGCTACCGATGCCGCAACCATTACCGCTACCCTCACTGGCGACGGCGAACTGAGCGCTTATCAGGCAGCAGCTACAACCAACCCTTAATGGAGGTAACTAAATGAAGAAGGCCATTACGTTTAAAATGGGGGAAAAAGAGTACTCCCTCATGTTTAATACGAAGGCCCTGGCAGAAATGGAGCGCCTTAATCATGGGCGCTCTATTATGCTAATTATGGGCTCCATGCTGCGAAACTCGGCAGCCGCCTACAGCACTCTCAATCTTGACTTTACCCTTGCCGGGCTCAAGGCAGGACTGCAGAACATGCCGCGGGATACAGATTATTATGATCTTATTGACCGATACTGCGAAAATTCAGGCTCTATCGATGACCTCAATGGCTACATCCTTAAAGCTATCGTCGCTTCGGGCCTTTTTACACAGGGGGGCCAGAAGGAAGAGGAAGAGCTGCTGCACTTTCTGGACCTGTTTCTCAAAAAATAGAGTCCTTCGCCGACTGGGTAGGGCAGGCCGAAAAAATCGCCTACGCCGAAGGCCTCAAACCTTCCGAATTTGAGGATCTACAGCCTGGCGAATTTTACACCTATCTCGAAGGAAGGCGGCTGGCGCTTAAAAAGAAGGACCAGCGCATCGCTTACTACATCGTCTGGCTCTTATCCCCCTATTGTAAGGAACCTTTGAGCATTGACAAGATTTTAGAGCCCCTTTACGTTTCCCCGGAACAGAAGAGGGCGCAGTTGTTGAAAGACCGGGAAGAACTAAAGCGTGAATTTGGAATAACGGAGGAGCATCATCATGGCCACAATCGCTGATTTGCTTGTTAAACTGGGCGCCGACAGCTCCGGCCTCAGGAGTGAACTGAATAAAGCGAAGTCGGACATCAACAGCACATTTGATGCTAATCCTCTAAAGACTTTCCAGGGCGCCGTGGATGGCACGGCGGGATCCATGGAAAAGCTGATTTCCAACTTTGGCAAGTTTACCGCTGCCGCCGGTGCCGGTTTTGGATTTATTCAGCTGATTTCCGGCGCCGTGGAGGCAGGCGCCCGCGTCAAAGAGCTCTCTGAAACTATGGGCATTTCCGCGGCTCAGGCTTCCCAGTTTTCCCGGACAGTGTCCCTTGCTGGCGGCGATGTACAGACTGCCAGCGCGGCCATCATGAGGCTTGACAAGACACTGTCCGCCGGTGGCGCTTCCGCCGAAAAAGCGCAGGCCATGCTTGACGCCGTGGGAGTCTCTCTGCAGGATGCTAATGGTAAACTATTACCAGTCAATGAGCAGCTTAAAGCGCTGTCCGAAGGTTACAAGGCCGCAACCTCTGTAGGCTACGGCCAAGAGTACCTTATGGAAACTCTGGGCGCCCGGGGCATTGCGCTCACCGGCGTGCTCAGGGAGTACACCGAGGCCGCTCAGAACGCCGCAAAGGTGCAGAGCGTAGGGCTCGACCCCGAAGAGATGGACCGCACTAAGAAGGAAATTGATGTCCTTAAGCTGCAGGCGTCCGCTCTTGGGACTGCTACCGGCGCCGCCCTGGCTCCGCTCATTGAGCAGATAATCCCGCCTCTGACTTTGGGCCTTGCCTCCATCGCTAAGTACCTTGCCACGAACAAAGAGGAGGTTATAGACTGCACCAAGGCATTGGTGGGATTTATTGCGGCCTATAAGACTGTGGCCGCTCTTCGGGCCTCCGTTGCCGCACTGGGCGGCCTCATGGGCGCGGCAGGCACCGGCGCCGCAACGACGGCTACCGATGCTATTACCAGGGCGCAGGAAGCGCAGATTAACAAGCGCATCCGGCTCATCGAAAACGCCGCTCTGCAGGAGGAAAAGGCCTATCTCAAGTCTCTGCAGACCATGGAGGTTACGGAGGCCGAAAAGACTCGCCTCTATGCAAACTATGTGCGGCAGAGGCAGGCAGAGACCGCCAAGGCTGCCGCTGTTATCCGGGCTGAGATGACTAAGACCTATGCCGAGATTAACAGCGCCGCCACCACCTCTGCCGCCGTGCAGACCGGCGCAATTAACAGCGTGAGCAAAGCCGCCGTTGTGTCCGGCGCCGCAGTGGGCAGTGTGGGAGGCGCGGCCATCAACACCGGTGTCAAAATGACTACTATGGGCTCCGCCGGGCTAACCACCATGAAAAAGCTGACAAGCGCTGCATGGGCCCTTGCCGGTGGCTGGCTGGGCGTTGCCTCTGCCATCATCTACGCCTTGGGCTGCCTGGTGGAATACAAAAAGCAGAAGGCGGAAAAAGAGCTCAATGAAAATGTGGTTAATCTCAACGGCGTGGCTTATCAGCAGGATAACGGCGTATGGAAGCGTCGTGATGTCAACACCGATGCCTCCGACTTTGAAAATCCCTTTAGCTACACCGAGATTGACCAGGATTCCGCTCTTGCTGCTGAGCTGAATTATAGGCTTCACATGAAGCCGGACATAGAGAAAACTGAATTGTCTCCCGAGGCCAATAAACAGCTTGATGATCTCAAGGCCCAACTTGAAGGGCTTTCCAAGTCGGTGGATGATAATACCGCGGCCGCTAAGGCGCGCGGCGGGGGAGGCTCTGCCACTCCTAAAGTGGAGGTGCCAAAGACCTATACCGTTGAGGTGCCTCTTGGCGAGATTGCGGCCCAGAAGGCGCTTGACGCCTACAACGCCGCTCCCGGGAGCCAGTGGCTCAATCCGGACCTTACGAACGATATGGAAAACTCCTGCGCCGCCTTTGTTTCCACCATGTACGGTGCCGCCGGTGTTATGACCGATTTAACGGCGTCTGGAAATAACCTGGATGCCATGTTCCAGGGTGTAAAAGGCGCTTGGTATGGACCTAACGACGGCTACAGCCCTTCCGCCGGTGATTACGTTTCCAGCCCAGGGCATGTTGGTATGTACGTCGGGAATAACACTGTCATCTCTCGTGACTCCAAGGGGGGCTTGCAGCAGCACGATCTTGACCGGTGGAAGCAGGAATTTGGTTTTATCGGATATGGCTCTGTTGCTAAGCTGACCGGAGGCGCCACAGCTACCCAGACCGTAGACAAAAACGGAAAGGCTCTGCAGGAAGCACAGAGAAAACTCCAAAAGGCCAAAGATGAGGCACTTAAGCTCTTTACCTCTATGTCCGTGGAAATTGAAGAGAAAACTGGCACTGCCTACGAGGCAGGCATGGCTCAGGTGGCTGAAAATGTAAAAGCTAAAGGGCAGGAAATCCAGAAGCTGGCCGCCGCAGGCCTTCCGACCGAGGCCGTCAAATCTTTGCAGGATAAGCTCTCCGAGTATCAGACCGCTCTGCAGAATAAAGTCACTCAGCAGCAGCAGGAAGCCCTTAACAAGCTCAAGACCGACACGGCGAGAACTACGGCAGAGCTTAAAGGTGATTACAAGAGCCTGGCTGACGCTGAGTACAATGCAACCGTTGAATCCCTCAATAAGGAAAAGGAAGAACGGACCAAGGCAGTCGCCCAGAACAAGGACGATAAGGAAGCCATGGCCGCCGTTGAAGATTGGTACACCTCCCAGGTACAGGCCGCCGCCGAAAAGCGGACAGAGGCCTACCGGGCGTCTTTTGCTAAGCAGATGGACTACGCCATAAGCCACCACGACACCAAGACCATGGGGAGCCTGCTCAACAGTGACGACTTTAAGCGGATGATGGACTGGGACGGCGAGACTGCCGAAATGCAGCAGTTTTATGACCTTTGGAAAGATGCCCATAAAACAACATCCCAGATGATGGCGGACAGCATGAGTAGCTTCCAGGGCAGTATTTCTGATTTCTTTACCAATATTTTGGAAGGCCAGGAGACCTTTGGCGATGCTTTCCAGGGGATGATTGATTCCCTCCTCGACACTGTAGTCAAACAGCTGGCCGACAAGTGGAGCTCCCAGATTTTAACAAGCCTCTTCCCGGGCATGTTCGGGGGAGATCAGCAGAGCGGCGACCTTTCCGGCGGCTCTGGAGGCGGCGGCCTCTTTACCGGCCTCACCTTTGCAGGCGGCCTGCTTGGTGGAGGTGGCGGTGGCCTCTTCGGAGGCGGGGGAGGCCACGATGGAAATGGAGAGGATCCCATTACTACTTTCCAGAACACCATAAATCGTATGACTACCGGCATGGATACCGCTACCAATACTTTGAGCCTCTTTTCTGGTGGTACTGGTACCGCTGGAAAATTGTTAGGTACTTACAACATAATTCAGGGCGCTATTAATACAGGCACCAAACCGGCAGAAACAGCTACAACTGTAGCCGCTACTACGGGCTTGGCAGGTTTTACCACATCCGTTTACATGGCCACAGCAGCTTTACAGGCTATGGCTGCGTCGAAATTTGCAACTTTTGGCTTCGCCACTGGCGGCTACATCGCGGGCCCAGGCACTGGAACCTCTGACAGCATTCCCGCCTTTCTGTCTAACGGCGAGTATGTCCTCACGGCTGACGCCGTGCAGAACGTCGGCCTGCCGTTACTGGATGCCGTGAACAGCGGCAGGGTAGGGCACTTTGCCACCGGCGGCCTTGTCCGTGCTAATGGCTCGGGTAGTAAAGGCACCGCTGTACCTGTTGGCAACAGTGTAACGCTTAATGTGTCCGCCCTGGATGCGGCTTCCTTTATGGAATTTTTACAGAATGGCGGCATGGATAGCATTAAACAGTTACTTTTTGATGGTAATAGAGATTTTACAACGGAAAGCGGGGTGTGGTAATTGGCTAACATTTTCTTCCCCCTGGACACCCGCAAGGTGTCCTGGGAAACGGAGACGGACCAAAGTTGGGAGATTAATGAGCAGGAGACCGCCAGCGACAAGCGGCGGGCCATGACTTATCAGACCCTGCCCGGCTGGACTTTTACCATTACCCTTCCAGGGCTGACGTCAGAGGAAAAGGATGACCTCTTTGCCTTTTTTGCCAGAGTGAAGGGGAGCCTCATCCCGTTCTTTTACAAGGACGCCGAGAATTACAAGTGCGAAAATGTGACGCTTGCAAAAAACACCGATGGCTCTTACCAGTTGGTGGCCAACATACATGGCCCGCAGGAGCCCATTTACTACGCCGACAATCTCCACGTCTACGTGGACGGGGTAGAGCAGGGGGGCACCTCTTACAAGTTGGACCGCGGCGCCGTTGTCTTTACCAATGCGCCAGCTGATACTGCAAAAGTTACCGCATCCTATGAGTACTATTGGTACGTCAAATTTGCGAAATCGAAGCTCCAGATAAAGCAGAAGTTTGACAACATCTTCCAGGTGTCTTTGTCACTGGAGGTGGTGAGATGAAAACTGTAACTGATGCGCTCGCTGCCTACCTCGATACCAAGAAGGAGATGGTGGTCTGCGACCTTTACACGCTGACCCTTTACGATGGGACGGCTTACTACTACACGGATGCGGACCAGGATGTCACCTACAACGGCCACACATACCTCCATGATGCCCTCATACTAAAAAGAGAGCAGACTAAAATCAACAACGTCATCTCCGTGGACAGTATGACGGTAAGCATTTACGCTACCGTTGACGACAAATTAGGAGACAAGCCTATCTTCCTTGCCGCCCATGACGGTACCTTGGACAGGGCTACCCTGTCGCTCTCAAGAGCATTTTTTGATGATGATGGAAACATTACGGGTGCTATTGACCTGTTTTCCGGCATTACAGAGGTTAAGAGCTGCGGCGGGCTCCTTATGAAGCTGATAGTGAAAAGTAAGGTGCAGGGCCTCTCGCAGGAATTTCCATGCCGCCGGTTTTATCCTCAGGGCACATACTCAACATCAGGCGGCAAGGTGTCATCCAGTACTGAGGAGGATTCCGCCTCGGTTATTGCGCCATACGTGCCTTTGAAGGAAGTGTTGTTATGAATCCACTTGTTACCGAAGCCTATACATGGCTTGGGACTCCTCATGTCAATCAGGCCAAAGTAAAGGGCAAAGGCATTGACTGCGGCATGCTCCTCATCGCTTGCCTCGAAAATGCGGGATACGTAAAAAAGGGAGCCATCAAGGTGGCTCCCTACTCCAATGAATGGCACCTGCACCACTCCTCCGAGTGGTTTTTAAATATTGTCGAAAAGTATTGTGACAAGGCCCCTTTGGCTGACATCCAGCCCGGGGACTTTTTGCTGTATAAATTCGGCCGCTGTGTGTCCCATGGCGGCATTTATGTTGGTGATGGTCACATTATCCATGCTCTGGTGGAGCAAGGGGTAGTGATGACAGACATCAATGATGTGATGTTTTTAACTGCCACGGGCGAAAGTCGGCTGCACGGCGTGTACCGATTCCGAAAGGAGGGGTAAAGGATGGGGCTTTTCAAGAGCCACAACACGACGATTCGAGAGAATAAGATTTCAGACTTTACCGTCTCCACGGCCCAGTACGGGGCTAGCGTCTGCGAGATTCTGGGCACCACTCGAATCTCCCCTAATGTGATTTACTGGGATGATTTCACCGCACATGAGCATAAATCCTCCCAAAAGTCAGGTAAAGGCGGTCGCTCCAAGACTACGACCATTACCTACACCTACACTGTGGCTGTTATCCTTGCCCTGTGCGAAGGACAGATAGCGGGAATTGGTAAGATGTGGAAGGGTAAAAACGTTTATCAATACCCTAATGGCGACGTAGGTTTAACCCTCTTTTCCGGAACGCCGGACCAAAAGCCTTGGGCCTATGTCCAGGGCAAACATCCTAACAAAGCGCTGGCCTACGAAAATCTGGCCTACATGGCAGGCGTTATAGACCTTGGAGATTCCGGCTCTATGCCGTCCTTTAACTTCGAAGTCAAAGGGAAACTGCTCGATACCGGCGACGGTGTGGACGTGAATCCTGCCGACTACATCCTTTATGTCTTGACTAAGGTGGGCCTGGGCGGCGTCAAGATTGACGGGCTTGATAATTACCGCCAGTACTGCAAAGAGGCAGACCTTTTAATCTCCACGCCCAGTGACAGCACCGATGCCAAAAGCGCCCGGGAAATCGTCAATGAGATAGCTAACATCACAAACGCCTATTTCTTTTGGTCAAATGACAGGTTTAAAATCGCCCCCCGAGCCGACCGTGTGGTAGGAAACTGGAAGCCGGATAAAACTATCCGATACAACCTCACTCCTGATGACTTTATCCCCCAGAGCGGAGGGGCCTGCATTACCTACAGCCGCAAAGATTCAAGTGAAATTTACAACCGGATTTCCGTGGAATTTCTCAACCGCTCCAATGGCTATGAGAAGGAAATCGTCAATTACCAGGACAACGACGATATTAAGGAATTTGGTGTGAGGCAGGCCAGTACCACAAAGGCACACTACATCTACACCAAGACCCGGGCGGTAAAGCTGGCTGAAGAACTCTGCCGCAAAAACAAGTATGAAAGGGTAAAGTACACTTTCAAGCTTGACTGGGCATTCTGTCGCCTTGAACCCGGTGACCTTGTCATGCTTAACGACCCGGCCATGGGGATTGAGAACCAGCCTGCTATGATTGACAGTGTGACAGAGGCCACCAACGGCGTGCTGACCTTTACCGCCATCTCTCGGGCTAAAGGCGTGTACAGCGAGGCCGAGTACAACGTACACGAAAACGAGAGGCCATTGATTGACTTCAATCCAGACCCGGGCACATGCGAGCCGCCTATGATTTTCCAGCCGCCGGCCCTTATGACCGATGCGGACAATGAGGTGTGGATTGGCACGTGGGGCAAAAATCCCAACTGGGGTGGCTGCTCCGTCTGGGGGTCTGATACTAATGAGTATTACCGCAAACTGGGTACCATCGACTACCAGGCACGCTACGGCACCTTGGCTGCGCCGCTTGAGATTGAGGATACCTCGCTTGAGATGATACTCAACCAAGGTGACTTTACCTCCGCGGATGCCACAAGTGCCAAAAACGGAGACACCGTCATGTACATCGACGGCGAGGCTCTCTCTTACCAGACGGCGGAGCTCTTGGACAACGGACACTGGAAACTGTCCGGGCTTGTCCGTGGACAGTTTGGTAGTGACCCTGAGTACCATCCGACTGGCACGCAGATTGCAAGGTGTGATGAGGCATTCCTGCGGTCCGGCTTGAAAAATGCGTACATCGGCAAGACTGTCTACTTTAAATTTACCGCCTTTAACGTGTTTGGCGGGATGGAACAGAGCCTTGCCGACGTGCAGGCTTATCCTTTTATCCCCAAATCCGTACAGATCCTTCCTCCGGATGTGGAGGTGCTGAACGTTGAAAAGATGTCCTCGTCTATCCGGCGCTATTGGTGGAAGTATACGTATCCTGACCCTAACGACATTGCAGGATTTATCCTCAAGTACACGCAGGGCAAGGAGCTCAACTGGGAAACCGGCATAGCTGTCCAGGAAGGGTTGATAACAACACAGCCTTACGAAACACAAACCATCAGGCAGGGCACTCACGCCGTCATGATAAAGGCTGTGGATACCAACGGCAATGAGTCCAAAAACTTTGCGTATTGCCTCCTCGACATGGGCGACCTTTTACAGGAAAACGTCCTCTTTGATAAAGACTTTGGAGCGGCCAACTTTGCCGATGTCAAAAACAACGGCACCGTCCTATCTGATGGTTTTATCCACGCCGTCAACTCGATCAAGATGTGGCATGAAAAAGGCCGAAAGTTTTGGAACACCAAAGACGCCAAGATGTGGGACAGCTCCTTCCAATCCTATGTTGCCAACTGCCAATTCAAGGCCCCGGCAAGCGGTCAGTTTTGGCTAACCACAGACATTGAGGGACCGGCAGTCGTTTACTACCGGCTGGCTCTTAACTCCTCCTTCTGGCCTGCCAATAAGGCAGACGCCAGCTTTTGGAGCACCGGCAGGAAGGACTCTAACGTGTGGGACACTACCGCCGACCTTTGGAAACAGTGGTCCGACAAGGTTGAGGTTCGGGCCGGCGATGACATCCAGATAAAAGTAGAGGCCAAAAATAACTCCTATCAAGAGACGATTATTAAGGGCCTCCATGCCTACGTGGATGTTCCGGACCGGCAGGAACACTTTGAAGATTTGGCCGTACCTGCTGAAGGGATGGAGCTGCCTATCACGACTCCGTTTTATGAGACTACCGCCGTCCACATTGACGCCATCCAGGATGATGACGCTGTGACCGTTAAAGTCTTGAGCAAGACGCCCTGCGTCATTGCCTTGTTGGATGCTAATGGCAGGCAGGTAGCCGGGATTGTAGACATCACATGGCAGGGATTTGTAAATGAGTTATTGGAGGGTTAAATGACTGATGTAAAAAAACTACAGACACTGGACGGGATGCTGGACTATCCCGACCCAAACGATGCCAGCAAAGGCACCACGGAGCAGCAATTCCAGGAGTATCTTAAAAACCACTATGCGGTAATGTACTCCCTTGTGTCCATGGCTCTTTGGCAGCCCGGGGCGACGTACATTAAGGGACAGGTAGTGCTCTCTCCAAACATGCCAGCCAACACCATAGCACGGGTGACCACGGAGGGCACCAGCGGCGACGCAGAACCGGTGTGGGGGGACGTAGGCTCTACCATCTCCGACGGAACTGCGGCTTACATCATGCTCCCTAGGACAATAGACTTTGCCACACAGGCTGAGGTGACCGCTGGAACCAACAAAGATAAAATCGTGACCCCGGCCATGCTGGGGCAGACTATCCAGGTAGACCTCGCCAGCACCAAAAGGGTAAACCTCAATGAAGCGGACAAGTCAGTCACCCCGGGCATTACCGGCATCCTGCCCGTGGCTCAGGGTGGCACAGGGCTGGACCATCTGCCGTACACGCCAAACGCCGCTAATAGTGTCTGGGATGGCACGCACTTCCCGGCCATTGGTACAGATGGGGTAATTGAAATCGGCCGTATGGTAGACTTTCACGAAAAAAGCGGGGATTCTGCCGACTACTCTGTCCGGCTCACCAGCTCAGGCGGCAAGCTCTTAGTCAACGGCACTGACATTATGAGCTACATTGCCAACGTCCAATCCCAAGCTGGCGTAGTTGCGGGCAACGTCAGCAACGCCAACGCATGGTGGGTGAAGCTTGGAGGGGTTATTCCGCTCATTATACAGGGTGGATATGGTAGCGTAGGGAAATACCAAACGGCTACCTTTACCTATCCAGTGGCCTTCCCTTCTGCCGCTCTAGGAGCATTTCTGGGGCGAGCATATTCCGACAATGAAATCTCTCCAACAATTACCAGTCTGCAAAAGTCGTACATGCGATGGACAAGTAAAGGTGAAAGTGGTAATAGCTTTGGCGCTAGTACCTTTTTTACTGTAATTGGATATTAATACCCTACGGCTAGCCAATAAATATTCCACGCATTATCAGTATTGATTTTGAAACGGAAGGACCATTTGTCCACATCGTAAAAACCGTATTCGGAATCAGCATTGGCGTTCTTTGTGATTACCGTAGAAAATGCGGAAGTAAATGCTATGGGATAGGCGACTCTTGTGCCACTCCAAGTATTAGCGTTTTCACCCTGTCTAGTAACCAATTGCGAGCCAGTATCTTCTGTTTTTGTTATTGAAGCTGATGTTGGTACTTGATGCGTAAACTGCCCATTCATACCAGTTTAACGAATCGCTATCAGACACATTTACATCAGTTAAGGCGCAAAGCACCGTTGTTGGAAAAGCTATAAGGAAAGCGCATGACGTAGAACTTCCACCCTGTATAATGAGCGGAATAACCCCTCCAAGCTTCACCCACCATGCGTTGGCGTTGCTGACGTTGCCCGCAA